CAAGACAAAGAAATAGCTCACTACAACAGGCAAGTTTTCAACAAGAAACTCAAAACAGAACAATTATGTTCAAACAGCCAATTATACCAAGAGATGTAGTTTATGGAGAAACTAAAAAATCTGGAGGTATTTTATTTGTAGAAACATCAGACAATGATAAAAATTTGCATATTATTGTGCAACTTGCATCTCATGAAATAAATAGTGTTGAATCTATATTTTTTAATGAAGAACAATTAACTTTATCGAGTGTTGGTAACGATGCAAATGGTATTGCAAGATTTAAAGTTACAGCTCCAAGCAAATTTGCATCAGAGTCAAGGTTTACAGCTAAAGAACAAACTTTGATTGCAACTGATTATACTAAAGTTGAAGTTCCTAAAATGCGTTTTGGAAGCACTTATTATGAGGATTCTTTTGGATTGCCAATAGGAACAACAACTATTAAGTTAATAAATGATGCTTCTTTTACTATAGCAACTAATGATAAGTTAAATATTGGAGGTGTTGATTATACTGTTAACTCTGGTGGTACATCTTCTGTGGCAAACTCAAGACACGAATTATCGGTTACTATATCATCTGGACTTGTCAGGCAAGTTGATGCCTATTCAATAAGACAACATTCACCGAGTGG